ACCGTCCTTGGGGGGACCATGGATCACCAGCCCGTCACACCGCCCATGCCCGGCTACGCGCCACAGCCCGCAGCGAAGAGACGCACCGCCTGGATCATCGTCGGCGCCCTCGTCGCCGCCCTCGCCATCATCACCACCGTGCTGTGGACGAACGGCCGGTCCTACGACGACACCGTCGCCGACTGCGAGAAGGCGCTCGCCGTGCAGACGAAAGCTGGCGGGTCCGGTAGGCCGGATGCCTGTGACGAGGTGAAGCAGGACGACTACGACGCGCTGGTCGTGGGCGCGGTCCTGAAGTACGGGATGTCGAAGACGGACCAGGACACGCTCGACTACTACGACGACGGGTCGATCAACGGCAGCCTCGACTGAGACGGTTCACTGCGCAGCGAGGCCCCGTCCGGGTTCGGACGGGGCCTTCGTCGTTGGTGCGGGGACGGCGCGGGCCAGCCACCGGTTGTCGGTGAGGAGCGTCGGCAGCATCACCGGCAGATACCCGGCGTCCACCAGCTGCGCCAACCCTTCCGCGCACTCGTCCTGACTGTCCGCCTGCACACCCACCCGGATCGCCATACCCGCAGTCTGCCCGCGGCGGAGGGGGAGACGGGTCGGAATCCGGGAAGCGGCTACGGGCGCCACGCCTCGTCGTACCCGCGCGCGCCCTGGTGCTCGTCGGCGAGGAGCCGCAGCTGCATGTCGGCGATCCTGCCCGTCGGGCCGGCCGTACCCAGGTAGGGGATGACCGTCTCGTCGAGGAAGCGGGTGCGGGACTCGGCGGCGTGGATGCCGATGCGGGCCTGGTCTGCGGCGTCCGCCGGCTTTAGCCCCTGGTCCTGGCCCAAGCCCAAAGCGAAGGCTCTGGCCATCGACTGGGCGAGGTCGAGCTTCTCGGCGTATCGGTCGCGCAGGAAGTCGACCATGGCGGCCTGGTTCGGGGTCACTCGGACTCCCCGGCCTGCGCTTTCTTGAGTCGCTCGGCCCTCTCTCGGTAGCGCTCGTCAGGCTCGATGCCTGCATCCCGCGCCATCTTCCGCACGTGAGCGCCGGTCCAGCCTGAGGCCTTGGCGACTTCGGTGGGGCGGTGGACCCCTTCGCGGAGCGCGGCGAGGACGAGTTCCTTCAGCTCGTCGCCGGACTTCTTGAGGCGGTCGGCGTCGCGCTGCCGGCGGGTGCCAGCTGCGGCGATGTCCTCCAGGGATGGCGGCCCTGTGGGCGCGGTCGGATTCATGGAGTCAATGTATCGCAACAGGGTTGCGGTGCCTATGCCTCAGGAGTACGGTCTGAGGCATAGGAACCGCAACTAGTGATCGCTAGTTGATTGCTATGGCGGACTGAATTACTGCGCTAAGGGGGACCCGTTGACCAGCTCGACCCGCAACAGCAACTCCACGTCGCTGAAGCCTGAGCCCGCCACCACCGCCCAACTGCTCGCCACCGCACACCTGGACGCCGTGAAGCACTGGGACGCCGAAGCCGAGAAAGCCGACCGTGCCGGACGCTCCGACCTGGCCGAGCGATACCGCAGCCGTGGCGACGAGAACTGGCTCCTCGCCCGCAACCCGGCAGGACAGCCGTGATTGTCCGCCCGGCGTCCATGGTCCCCGTCCCGGACGCGGTCGCCGCCCTCGCCGGCCGCCAACTCCCCGCCGTCGTCCGGGAGGCGGTCGCCGAGGCCGGACTGTGCGGCCGACTCCTGACCGGGCGCACGCTCGCCGCCCTCCCCGCCCAGGTCCGCACCGAACCCACGCTGCGGCTTCAAGCCCAGCTCTGCGCCGCCAACAAGGTGCTTGCCGCCCACAACCCAGGACTGATCGCCGGATGGGGCGACCTGCCCGGCCTCAGCCGATAGGAGAACCTCGTGTCCACCAACTACTACGCGTTCGGCCCATTCCCTGGCGGCGAGCGCGACGGCGAAGGCCTGCACATCGGTAAGACCGCAGCAGGCTGGGTCTTCCTCGGTCGCGCTCACGGCGACCTGGGACTGACGAGCCGTTCGGCGTGGGCGGCCTTCCTGGAGCAGTCCGATGTGGCGGTCCGGAACGAGTACGGGCGTGAAGTCCCGCTGGCAGAGATGGTCGAGACGATGGCGGCCCGCCGAGGTGCTGATGGAGCCTTGCTGCGGCGCTACGGCTTCCGATGCGCGCTGGATGCGCATTCGGAGTGGGCGAACCGCTGCCTCGTGGATGCCGAGGGCTACGAGTTCTCGCTCCACGAGTTCTGCTGATGACTGCCCCGCTCGCCCCGACGATGGCCGAGCAGTTCCCGGTCCGCGACATCCGATTCGTCAACGGTCGCACCAGCCACCGCACCCGCCGACCCGTCGACAACCGCTGGTACGAAGACCCGCTCGAAGCCGCCTGCGGGAAAACCGGCTGGCTCGCCCGCGGCTACCCCGGCGGCGCCATCCGCGAATGCCCCCGATGTGTGCGGGCCGTTGCAGTCGACGGGCGGCAAGAAGCAGCGTGACCGTAGAAGCCCGCCCGATATCACCGGGTGGGCTTCTGCTATGCCATTGGCCCGCCGTGTCAAGCCCTCGGGTGCACAATTGGCTTGTTGCGTCACCGCTTCCCCGCACCACCCGAGGAGCCTGCCGTGCACGACCACCCCGCCACCCTCGACGAATACTCTTGGCCGGTCTGCGTGACCCCCCGCTGCAACCGTCAGCTTTGGGCCAACGAAGCCGGGCGTTGGGTCTGCCGCCCGTGTGAGGACGCCACCGCCGCCCGGATCGCTGAGCTCCCCGCTCTGTTCCGGCGTCTGGACACGACTGCAGCCCTGATGCGCGGCGCTCAACGGACGGGCGGCGGCTCGTCCGGCAGCAGGACCCCGCCGATCCCGCCCCGGCTGGAAGTCCTCTCGCTCGTCGGGCCGGGCGGTGTCGCAGCCCGGTTGTCGGCTATCGAAGACTCGTGGCGGTCCGCGCTCGGCTGGACCGTTGCCCCGTGGCGCGGCAGCCCGGCGCAGGCCGTCCCGCAGCTCACCCAGTTCCTCGCCAACAACCTGCTGTGGGCGTGCTCCAGTTACGAGGAAATTGGGCAGGACATCGACGAACTGTGGCGGCTGCACGGCGAATGCACGGCCATCGTCAACGATGAACGGCGCCCCGGCCGGGTGAAGATCGGCAACTGTCCCGTCAAAGTCGACGAGCAGCTCTGCTGGACTCCGCTCACCGCCCGCGCCGACAGTCACCGCGTCAACTGCGGGGCATGCGGCGCCCGATGGGAGACGCTGGGGGAGTGGCGGGAACTCCGGTCCGCGCAGGAAGCCTTGATGGCTGAGACGATGGGCGCAACCGAAGGAGCGGCTGCATGAGCGAAGCCGTGCCGAACCAGGCCCTGTTCCGGCTCTACGCCACCCTGTGGCTGATCGGCTCCGTAGTCTTTATCGTGATCGCGCTTCAAAACTCCGATCTGCCAGGCCTCGGAGTCACCATCTACCTCGGCATCGGGGTGGCCCTCTGGGGTGCCAACATGGCGCTCACCGGCGGACGCTCGCCCCGCGGACACGCGCTGTCCCACGCCCTGCTCACGGCAGCCTTTGCGCCCCTCTGGCCCTTGGCCATCGCAGCTCTCCTCGCATACCTCGTCCTATACGCCGTCAAGGATCTGCGGCGAGACCGGCACGAACGTTGGTAAATGAAGAACTACTTGCCCTCTGAGCTGGGCGAGCATATCTTGGTCTCAAGATGCGATCGTTGTGACTTGAGGGGCTGCCGACAAGGCGGCCCCATTCGCATGTCCGGGGGTGAACGAATGCCCGGACCGCTCATTCCCGTAGACCTCGCCGCCCACGTTGCCGGACGCCCCGAAGCAACGATCCGCCGCTGGGCCGCCGAGGGACGCCTCACACGGCATCAAGACCGGTGGCGGCGCAAGAACGGCGTCCTCTACGACATGGACGAGATCCCCGAAGCGAAGCGGGACAAGGACACGCTGGCGCTCATCGAGCCCGGCGCCACCCCGCCCATCATCGAGACGGCCCTACTGGCCGCCTGAATGCCCCTGCGCGGGTGGTCGCGCAGGCCGGGCCTCGTAGCGCCCCGCGCTCGGCCCCACCGTCCGCCCGGCCCTGAGGGGGACCGGGCGGACGCAAACCCCAAGTCCGGGGCTGGCCGCTCATCCAAGCCCCGAAGTCCCGCCGCCCGTTTCCCCATGCCTCGGGCGGCGGGATCCACATCACCCCTGGAGGCTGCCATGCCCGACGAGTACGTGCTGCGGCTGGAGGCCTCCGGCGAGGTCACTCCCGCCCAACCCGACACCGACGCCGAGCCTGAGACCGAGGAGGTCGAGCAGTGACCGCAGGACTCGCCCCTAGCCTCGTCTCCGGCTGGCTCAACACGCTCCGCAGCGCCGGCTCCGCGTACAGCGCGGTGGCCGCCACCTACGTGCAGCTGCACACCGGCGACCCCGGCGCAGCAGGCACCTCCAACGTGTCCGTCGGCTCCACGACCCGCAACAGCTTCACGTTCGCGGCTTCGTCGTCGGGATCGTCGCTGGCGTTGAGCTCCGCGCCGTCTGCATATACCAACCTAGGCACGTCGGAGACGCTGACCCACATCTCAGTCTGGACCGCGGCCAGCGGCGGCACGTTCTTGTTCTCGGTGGCGCTGACGGCGAGCAAGGCCTGGGCGTCGGGCGATCAGTTCACTTTGGCGTCGTTGGGAGCCAGTCTGTCTCCGCAATCCGCATGACTCGCCAACCCGCAGGCGGCGTGACGCCCTGACGGGGAGGGCCCATGACCACCTTCACCGACGACTTCAACAGGTCAGACAGCACGAGTCTCGGCGCCGGATGGGTCGAGGTGTCCGGCGACTGGTCGATCATCTCCAGCCGTCTCAGCTCCGGCAACGCGGGCGGCACGATCATCCTCCGGGCCGCTGGCGCGATGGCGTCGAGCGATCACAGCGTCCAGGTCACGATCGCCGCCACCGCAGCCGTCAGCCACGGCATCTGGGCCAGGGGCAACTCGAACATCACCTCCGGCTACTTGTTCAGGAACGACGGGTCGTCCTGGAACGTCTTCTCAGTCGTCGGCGGCTCGTTCACCTCGATCGGCAGCTACGCCGCGGCGGCCGTCGCGGGGGATGTAGCGAAGCTCGAGGTCGTCGGCTCGACGATCAAGGGCTACGTCAACGGCACACTCCGCATCAGCGTCACCGACACTGCCGTCACCACCGGTACGTCCGTCGGCCTCCGCGCCGAGTCGACCAACTCGCTGAGGTTCGACGACTTCACCGCGGCGGATGTCGCCTCCGGCGTTACGGGCGACGCGGCCCTCTCGGGTAGCGCCACCTTGTCCGCGTCGGGGCTGCGGACCACCGCCGGCTCTGCCGCGCTCGCCACCACCGCCACCCTGACCACTTCCGGACTCCGCTCCACCGCAGACGGTTCAGCACTCTCGCCGACGGCCACCTTGACCGCAGGCGGAGTACGAGCCACAGCCGGAGACTCAGGGCTGGCATCCACGGCCACCCTGGCAGCTGACGGCGTCCGGAGTACCGCAGGGACTGCAGGTGTTGCCACCTCTGCAACGCTGGCCGCCAACGGAACGGTGAGCACATCCGGCGACTCGGCGCTGACCGCTATCGCGGCCCTGAACACGTCCGGACAGACCACGGTCGTCGCCACTGCCGCCGCCGCGGTCACCGCGGCCCTGTCAGCGGCAGGACAACGCAGCACGGCCGCCGCCGCAAGCCTGGCCGCAACCACGGACCTGGCCGCCACCGGACTGGTGAACACCGCAGGGCAGGCCGCGCTCGACGCAACCGCCGCCCTCGCTGCCAGCGGAACACGAGCGGCGCAGGCCGACACTCAACTCGCCGCCGAAGTCGCCCTGACCGCACAGGGGCAGGTCCTCCGAAGCGGCGCTGCTGCCCTGACAGCACTGGCGACGCTGACGGCTGACGGCGTGACAGGCACACCGCCCGTTGTCGGAACTGCCGCATTCGCAGCCACAGGCACCCTTACGGCGTCTGGCCACCGCGCCACGGCCGCAGGCGTAGCCCTCGGCGCTGAAGCAGCGCTCACAGCAGCAGGGTCCACAGCATCCGCTCGCGGAGCGACGCTCACCGCGACAGCGACACTCGCCGCCGCCGGGACAACGCTCACCACCCGCGACGACGTCGACCTCACCGTCGGCACCCCCTACAACCCGTGGACAACCGGCCGGCCGTACACCTCGGCCTGGACCGTGCAGGCAGCCCGGACCGCTGACTGGGGGGTGGCCGAACCGTGGTGATCCCCTCCGCCAGTACGGAATTCCTCCACGTCCCAGTCACCGCCCCAGCCGGGACAGACCTGACTGGCATGCCGGTCAGGATCGCGATCGTCTCCCACCGCACCGACCCCGCCGACAGTGAGTGGCAGGACGCGTCCTGGGTGGCCGGAGTGGCCCGGCTCCTCGTCGGCCCCGGCAGCGACACCGTCCTCGAGCCAGGCGACTACCGGGTGTGGATCAACATCGACCCGTCCGGCGCCGAGTCCATCGTCCGCAAAGCCGGAGTCCTCTCCGTCACCTGAAGGAGGCGAGTCCGATCTCCGACAACCTTTCGAATACAGCCGAGAACCTCACGCTCGACTGGATCAACGGTGTCGGGTCGCCGACCAGGCCGACCACCCCGCTCAAGGTCGCGCTCGTGACTGCGAACGGCAGCGACTCCGCAGCAGGCACCGAGGTCACGGGCGGTTCCTACGCCCGCCAGAGTCTTACCGTCGCCGCGTCGGTCTCTGGAGCCACCAGCAACAGCGCGGACGTCGTGTTCACCGGCATGCCCGCCGCGACCGTCGTCGGCGTCGAAGTATGGGACAACGCAGGCACCCCGGTGCGGCTCTGGTACGGGGCGCTCACCTCATCCCGCACTACCGCCGCGGGGGATGAGCTCCGCTTGACGGCTGGATCCCTGGCTCTGTCGATCGCATAGGGGAGGCGTCGTGCCGAGCCTCTCGACCCTCGTCGACAACTTCAACGACTCGATCATCGGGGCGAACTGGGGCAACAGCTACGGCAGCGTCACTGAGTCGAGCGGCAAAGCCCATGTCCCGTGCACCACCGGGTTCGCCGGCTATCAGACCGCCTACAGCTGGACCCTCGCGGGCGCCAGCTTCTACGTCGCCGTCACGACCACGCCTGCCGCGTCGACCGCGACCGAGGCCTACGCGAGCGTGTTCGTCAACGCACCCGACATCGCGACCAGCGGCACCCGCATCGGGTTCGTGATCAACAAGGTCACCGGGCTCCTGAAGTTCTCGTCAGAAGTCGCCTACTTCGACGCGGGCGCCACCACCGTCACCTACAACTCGACAACCCACAAGTTCCTGCGGCTGCGCGAGGACGGCACCAACGTCTACTGGGACACGTCGTCGGACGGGTCGACGTGGACGAACCGGCGCACCCTCGCCACCCCCGCCTGGGTGACCGCCTCCGTCGACACCTGCGCCCTCGACCTGTCCGCGCACCGTGACGCCGGCACCAGCGACGAAGCCGCCTTCGACCTGTTCAATACCCTCGCCGACGGAGCCGTTTTCACGGCCTCCGCCACCCTCACCTCGGACAGCACCCTCACTGCGGCAGCCCGCCTCGGTGCTCGCGTCACCGCCGACCTGACCGCCGACAGCACCCTGACCGCCACCGCATGGCAGTCCATGCACGCGACGGCCACCCTCGGCGCCGAGACCGATCTGACCGCCGACGCAGACAGCGGATCCATCCCGGAGGTGGCAGACATGGCCGCCGGAGACTGGGACCTGCGGATCGAGCAAGGGTCCACGTTCCTACAGACGTACACCGTCACCGATGCCGGATTCAGCTGGGACGGGTGGGCGGCCAGAGCACAGATTCGGTCCGCGCCCGCCGACCACGGCGACCTCCTTCTCGACCTCACCCCGTACCTAATGGTGGCCGGGGCCGAGGTCAGGCTCGCGATCCCCGCCACGCAGACGCAGGCCCTCACTCGCAACGGTGTGTGGGACCTCGAGATGGTCCTCGGCTCCACGGTCGTGCGCATCCTGGCCGGGCGGATGATCCTCTCCCGGGAGGTGACCCGGTGAAAATCCAGGTCACCGGCGGACCCCAGCCGAACAGCATCAGCGTCACTGGCGGGCAGCCGTCCCGCATTCTGGATGTCGGTGGCGGCAGCGTCTTCTCCGTCAACGGCAAGACCGGCAGCGTCGAGATCACCTACGAGGACGTTGGGGCCGAACCGGCCGGAGGGGGCGGCAGGGCGCTCACCTATCGCACCGTCGCTGCGGCGGGCGCGCCCAGCAGGATCCGGGACGCCGCCGACTACGTGTGTGACGGCGTCGCCGACCAGGTGCAGATCCAGCAGGCCATCGACGACGCACAGGCCGAGGGCGGCGGCATCGTCCAGCTGTCGCAGGGGTCCTTCAACATCTCTGCCACGATCACGATCAACGGCACCGTCGACGAGAACGACCCGAAGACGGTCACGCTGCGGGGGTGCGGTCAGCAGGTCACGGAGATCACCGCAGCGTCCGGCGTCTACGGGATCACGATCTCGAACTGGGCGCAGGTACACATCTCCGACCTGTGCATTTTCATCTCCGGGTCGGGCCGCGGCATCGTCTCGGCGGGTGTCACCTCCGGGGACACGCTGTCTTTCTGGCACAGCTCGTTCAAGAACCTGCGGATCAACGGCGGGTTCGTCGGCACCAGCAACACCTACGGCATGTGGCTGGACATGCCGTGGCGCTCGGTCTTCGAGAACATCGAGATCGAGGGCACCCGCAACGGCATCCAGCTCATCAACAACTCCGCCGTCCAGAACGCAGGCGACTGCACGTTCAACCGGATCTTCGTCGAGATTGTCGGCACCGACGGGTACGGCCTCTACGTCGACTCCATCGACGGCAACATGAACCAGAACGACTGGATCATGTTCGAGGCGGGAGCGAACGGGGCCGCCTGCACCGGCATCTACCTCGGCGGCACGGCCGGTACAGCCAGTCAGCGGTTCTACGGCCTGAACCTAGAGCAGTTCAAGACCGGCATCGAGGTCGCCAACGGCGAGAGCAACGAGTTCTACTGCAACTACGTGACCTGCGACTCCGGTCAGTCCGGGAACAAGATGTTCGTCTGCGGTACGAACAGCTACAACAACACCTTCAGCGCCAAGTGGATCAACATCGAATCCAGCGGCTCCTGCAAGGTCATCGAGGACAACAACACCACCAGCAACACCCCGAACATCTTCGAACGCATCCGCATCGAGAACAACACATCCGGCACCGTCACGTTCTCGAAGCAGACCAGCACCGTCCTCCGCGACATCACGACGTTCAACACCGGCAACGCCATGCCGGCGGGACTGCTCCAATATCCGCTGAGCACCGCGAACAACCCGACCGCCATGCCCGCGGACCAAGGCCTGATCACCTGGACGCACGACCCGGCCACCTGCCGGTCGACAGGCGACAACATCACCTCGGGCACGATCTACCTCTGCAAGGTCAAGATCGTGGACCGGGCCACCGTCGTCTCCAACGTCCTCCTGTCGATCCTCAACACGCCCACCTCGATGACCTCCGGCCAGAACTTCGTAGGCCTGTACGACAGTTCGGGAAACCGGCTCGCAGTATCCGCTGATCAGTCAGCGAACTGGACGTCAGCGGGCCTGAAGACGGTGGCACTGACGTCGCCGCAGACGCTTGCAGTGGGCTCGTACTACGTCGCAATCCTGATGGTCAGTACGGGGACAGTGCCGCAGCTTCTCCAGGGCAACGGAGCTTCCGCTTCAGCCCTGAACGCGGGTCTCACCGTCGGCACTGCACGCTTCATCAACACCGCGGCCGGCAACACCTCGCTGCCCTCGTCGATCACCCTCGCGTCCCAGTCCACGAACGCCGGTTCGCGCTGGGTTGCACTCACCTAGAAGGGCCCGCGCCATGGCCGACGACCTGCTCGTCATCATCCCAACCCGCGGCCGGCCCCAAGCCGTGCCGGAGATCGTGCAGGCGTGGGACGACACCGAGGCCACCGCCGACCTGCTGTTCGCGGTCGACACCGACGACCCGGAACTCGCCGCGTACAAGAAGCACGCCGCCGAGCTGAAGGGCGACGGGCGGATCCGGTTCACGTTCGGCAAGCGGCGCCGCCTGTGCGGCACCCTCAACCAGCAGGCCGTGAAGGCTGCCAAGACATACCGGTACCTCGCGTTCCTCGGCGACGACCACCGGCCGCGTCCCGCGGCGATGCCGTGGGACGCCCGCATCCGCGAGTGCCTGTCGGGCGGGCCCGGCATCGTCTACGGCAACGACCTGCTCATGGGCGAGCAGATGCCGACCGCAGTTGCGATGACCGCGGACATCGTCGAGACGCTCGGCTACATGGCGCCACCCGCGCTCGTCCACCTCTGTCTGGATCTCTGCTGGCTGGACTGGGGCCGCGGCATGGGCCGGATCACGTACCTGCCCGACATGGTCATCGAACACCTGCACCCGGCCGCGCAGAAGGCGGCCGTCGATGCGGGCTACGAGGAGTGCAACAGCCCCGAGCAGGTGAGCAGTGACTCGGCGGCTTACTACGACTACCGCGACAACGGCGGCCTCGAAGCCGACCTGGTCAAGCTGCGGAAGCTCGTCGAGGAGGCAGCATGACCGCCGAAGCTGTCATTCAGGCCTGGGATCAGGCCGACCCGGCTGCGATCCATCCGCTGCGACGAGTCTCCGAGGACGCCTACTGGGAGTCTGGCCAGGTTCAGGCGGAGATGCTTGCCACCGTCATCCCCGACGGGACGAAGGTCATGGACTTCGGTTGCGGTGACGGCCGCGTCGCCATCCCCATGGCTGTCCACGGCTACGAGGTCACCGCTGTCGACTCCTCGCAGAGGATGCTCGAACGGCTCGCCGAGCGACTCCCTGACGCCGACACCGTGCTGGCCGACGCCGACGGCATCGCCCGACACCTCGGGCGCCGCCGCATGGACGCCGTCTACAGCCTTGCTGTCCTGATCCACCACAGCTACACGGACTGCCTCGACATCATCGCCAAGCTGCGGGCCGCGACCAAGCTCGGCGGGATCCTCGTCCTCGACTGGCCCGTCTCCGACCAGCCCAGCGAGGCCGACAGCTGGATCGGCGTCACCACCTGGTCGAAGGAACAGCAGGCCGACGCCTGCGCCACCCTCGGCCTGGAGCCCGTCGACAGCGGACTCCCGTGGGGCGTCTACCGCGCCGTGAAGGCGAGCAGTTGATGCGCGTCCTCCTCACCGGCGCGTCCGGGTTCGTCGGTCGACACCTGCACCGCGCGCTACTCGACCGCGGTGACTTCGTGGTCGGCATCGACCTCAAGCCCGGCCCCCAGGTCCTCGAAGGTGACGCCCTCGACTTCTTCCGCCGCGACGAGGAACGGTACGACCTCGCCATCCATTGCGCGGCCATCGTCGGCGGCCGGGCCAGCATCGACGGCAGTCCCCTCGGTGTCGGCACGAACCTGGCCCTCGACGCCTGGTATATGCGGTGGTTGATCAGGACTGGCACCCCACGTGCCGTCTACTTCAGCAGCTCAGCGGCCTACCCGGTCGCACTCCAGCAGCCCGGCGACGTGCGGCGCCTATACGAAGAGGACATCAGCCTCGCGTACATGGAAGAGCCCGACGCTAGCTACGGCTGGGCGAAGCTCACGGGGGAGAAGCTCGCCTCCTACGCCGAAGCCGAAGGCTGCCGGATCCTCATCCCCCGCCCGTTCAGCGGCTACGGCGACGACCAAGAGCCCTGCTACCCGTTCCCCGCGTTCATCCAGCGGGCCAAGCGGCGCGACGACCCGTTCGAGATCTGGGGATCCGGCGACAGCACACGCGACTGGATCCACATCCACGACCTCGTCGGCGCCACCCTCGCCCTCCTCGACGCGGACGTCACCGGCCCCGTCAACCTCGGCTGGGGACGCGCCACCTCGTTCGACGACCTGGCCCGCATCGTCACCACAGCCGCCGGCTACCGGCCACAGCTCAAGCACCGGGCCGACGCACCCCGCGGCGTACACCACCGAGTCTGCGACCCGTCCCGGATGCTCGACCACTACGTGCCCACCGTCACGCTGGAAGAAGGCGTGAGGCGAGCACTCAACACCTAACCCCACCCCGCAGGAGCCCGCGCCATGGCCCGCTACACGATCAACTACCTCGACGGCAACACCGAGACCGTCGACGCCGAAGGGGTCGAATACGACTCCAGCGCCTGCGACTACACGTTCGTGAAGGACGGCAAGGTCGTAGCCCTCGCACCTGTCGCCAACGTGCGCAGCGTCCACCGCGAGGGCGACACCAAGGGAGCCGCCGCGTACCCGTACCAGGACGGGGACGTCACGGTGCTCGGCCCCGAGGTGTTCGCCTCCGCCGACGGAGAGGTCATCTCCTGGGCGGGCGCCAACTACTCCCGGCGCCCTTTCCCGACGCTTGGGAAGGCGGTCGGCTGATGGCCCGCCTGCAGATCCTCGAACTCCCTACCGTCGAGCGTCCCGACGGCACCGAGGAAACTCCGTTCGTGCTCGTCGTCGACCAGCACGAGTACCAGCGCTACATCCTCGGCGCCGATCAGGAAGCCCCCGCCTCCGAATGGGAAGGCGTAGCCGAGAAAATCGGCGCACGACAAGTCCTCGTCTTCAACGAGACCATCGAGATCCCTGCCAATGAAGTCCCGGTCGACCCTGACGGCTATCCGCTGAAGATTCGAGTCGAGCCCGACTTCGAGCAGTTCCGCGAGCAAGTTCAGGACGAGATCCGCAAGGCGCAAGCAGAACTTGCCGACGCCCTGAACAGGGAAACCCAGCGATGAGCGGCGGCAGCTACAACTACCTGTGCGCTGCCGTGGACCTCGAAGACCTCCTCACCCGGCGCAACTCCCTGAAGGCCATGGCCGACCGGCTCGCCGAACTCGGCTACGCAGACGACGCCGCCAAAGAGACCGAAGAGCTGGTGGTCCTCCTCAACCAGTGGGCGATCCGCACCGAAGTTCGCATGCGGCGCCTCGCAGACCTGTGGCAAGCCGTCGAATGGTGGGACTCAAGCGACAGTAGCGAAGACGGCGTTCGCGAAGCCCTCGCCAAGTACCGGAGTGAGCACGACGACGCAGGGCAGCCCCGTGCCTGACGTCACCGTCAAGCTCAGCGACGGCGTCCGCGAGATCACCATCGAAGCCCAAGGCGACGGCGCCCTCGATGCGGCCGAAGCGGCCGCCATCCGGCTGTACGGCGTCGTCGTCGCCAGCAGTCCGTTCGGGCAACGCACCGGCTTCGCGAACTGGGCGCTCGGCAGCGACACCGAACGCAGCCCCGAGGAGTAGCGATGAGCGGCACCGAGTACGGGCACGTGCAAGTGACTCGCCACCTCGGCAAAGGCGTCACCGTCGACGCCGCTCCCCAGCGGGCCAAGATGGACGTCGGACTCCTCACCCACCCCGGCCTCTACCTCCGCGTAGAAGCAGGCGACATCGTCCTCGCGGACCAGGTCGTCTACCGGATCACCGGCTACGACCCCGACGACTACACGCTCACCCTGGAACTCCTCACGGACTGGCGACCCGGCGAGAAGGATGACCCCAACGCCAAGTCGCAGCCGTGAGCGGCAGCTGGCAGGGTTCGGACCGCAAGGGCCGGCTCCCGTCGAACTGGCGGACCATCCGCGCCAAGGTGCTCGCCCGCGACCCGGTGTGCAAGATCTGCGGCGTGCGGCCATCCAGCCACTGTGACCACGTCAAAGCCAAGACGGACGACCACGCAGAGGATCGCCTACAAGGAGTCTGCGAACCCTGCCACCTGCAGAAGTCTTCGGCCGAGGGCAACGACGCACAGCGCGCCAACCCCCAAGCCGGACGGAAGCGACCGCCCGAGCAACACCCCGGACTCCTGTGAGCGAGAGGCCCGCACTGTGAACGCACTCCAGCAGTTCTGCTACGAGCGCGTCCCCAGCTTCAAGCGCGAACACGGCGGCCTGTACCGCTTGTACTCCGATACCTACTCGCGCTTCTATGCCGCTCGGATGCGATACCTCCACCGCCACGGACGGCACGCCGCGCAACGTGGACTCGACCCGCGCTGCTCCTGGTGTGGCGCTCCCTCGGCACGCCGCCACGTGACCGCCTACCTGATCGTCCACCCGCGCGACCAGAAGCGTGACGACGTCCTCATCGAAGACCCCCACCTCGGCCTCAATGTCACCGACGGATGGGCAGTCTTCACCGACGCCGCCGGGATCTGCCTCGCCATTCCCGCAGGACTAGGCGCCCAGATCCAACGGGTAGACGAAGACCAGGAGCCCGTCAGCCAGGAGTCCGCGCCGCAGAAGGAGTGACCGACTGTGGCCAGCCGCGCCAAGTCCAACCGCCGCATCGTCCGCGAAGGGCGCCGCTACTGGAGCGACCGCCCCACCAGTCGAGGTAAGGCGGCTGGCATCGGCTTCGCGCCTCGCTCTGGATCGTTCACGCGCTGTGTGTCCAGGGTGCAGCGCTTCATGGGGCCGCGCGCGAAAGGCTACTGCGCGCTTCGCTTCCACGAGGCCACCGGGATCTGGCCCGGGTCGAAGGCCAACCGAGGGATCAAGGGACGTGGGCGATAGGCCAACCGAGTCGCTCCGAAGCCGACCGTGTCAGCCGGCCTGAGGTCAGGCCCGTCACCCAGGAGGACGGGCGACGGGGTGGCTGCTGGTGCACGCCTCCCTCGGCGGCCGGGAGCGGTAGGGGTAGGGCAGGCGCTGCCCCCACCCCACCCACCCAGGGTGCGTGCCGGCCGAGGGCAGGCGAGGGTGAGGCAGGCGATGTGGTCATGGTCAGTGTCGACTCGTCGAGCTGAGTGATCAGTCAGCGAAGGTCGATTGACTGTTCGATGTGATCAAGGTTCAGGTGTTCGAGATCATCTCAAGATCCATTGGGATTGAAATTCCTTGATCCAATTCAAACTTTTCAAGATCATGCAGACCAAGATCACCTGGGGGGATATCCCAAGATCAACTTTATTTTGGGGTCGGGCCCGTATAGCACCTGACCCCGTGTACGGGTTCCCAGGGCCCTGACCTGCGGAGACGTCGAGCCGGCGCGGCGCCCCCCTCCGGCGGACTTCGTCTCGGATCAGTAACTGTGCAGGTCAATCGCCTATAGCCGTTAACTCGGCCCGCTATCCTGGACTCATGCCAGGGACGCTTCAGAAGTGCGAGCACTGCGGGGGAGAGCTGCCGGTCGTGCACCGGTCTGACCGCCGCTACTGCTCGGACTCGCACCGCGTCCTCGCAGCTCGGGCCCGTAAGCGCCAGCGCGACGCGGAGCTGATGGCCGAGCAGCAGGCCCGCATCCCGGCCGAGTTGACCTCGCGTCCCCGCTGGGTGCGACACAAGGGCAAGGTTCCGATGCGCATCGACGGCCGCTTCGCCTCGGTGAAGGATCCCTCGTCCTGGTCGGACTACTCGACGGCTGCGGCCTCCTGCACCGGTGATGGTGTCGGCTTCGTGCTGACGGCCGGCGACGGCATCGTCGTTGTCGACCTGGACCATGCGGTCGAGGACGGCCAGGTGTTGCCCTGGGCGCAGGGGATCGTGGACCAGCTGCCGCCGACGTACATGGAGCGTGGCCGGTCGGGTACCGGCCTGCATCTGTGGTTCCGTGGCGCGGTCCCGGCTGGCCGACGTATCCGCAAGGGGGAGTTGGCGGTCGAGGTGTACTCGGATCGCCGCTACATGATCGTCGGCGACCGGGTTCCGGGTACGCCGCTCAGCCTTGCCGAGCTGCCTGATGCAGCCGGTTTGATCGCCTCGCTCTGACGCCCCGGCGGTGTCCTTGGGTGGGGCGTCGTTGTTTCCAGCCCTCTGCATGCCCTGGTGGCGTGCTCTGACCCTGGAGGTCGTCATGGGCGCACACGGACCTATCCCGAAGCGTTCCGAGGAACGCCGTCGCCGCAACAAGGACGACGGCCCCGAGTTGGTCCAGGCCCCGTCCGGGGCTCCCGAGGATCTACCGGACTTGCCCGAGCCGAACGAGCTGTGGCATCCGATCGCCACAGACTGGTACCTGAGCCTGCGCGAGTCTGGGCAGGCCGCGTTCTACGAGCCGTCGGACTGGGCGGTCGCCCGCTACGTCGCTGAGCTCATGTCCCGCGGACTGTCGGAGGATCGGCCGCCGAACGGGCAGTACGTCGCGGCGCTCAACAGCGCGATGGCGTCACTGCTGACGACCGAGGGTGACCGTCGCCGTGCCCGGATGGAGCTGGAGCGGAAGAAGCCTGCCGGGCCGAGGTTGGCTTCGGTGAGCCCGCTGGATTCCTACCGTGACATCGCAGGCGGTTGACGAGCAGGTCCCGGACGTCGTCGAACCCTTCACTCTCGGGCCGACGTGGAAGCGCGGCCCGAACGGGAAGTTCCTGCTGCCCGAGTACACGCTGGGGTGGCAGTGCCTCGCCTGGACGAAGACGTACCTGCAGCACTACGTCGGCAAGCCGTGGCAGTACACGCCCGAGCAGGCCCGTTTGACCTTGTGGTGGTACGCGATGGATCCGGTGACGAACCGGTTCCTATGGCGCGACGGCGTGATCCAGCGCCTGAAGGGTCATGGCAAGGATCCACTGAAGGCGACGTGGGCGGCGTTCGAGTTCGTGGGGCCGTGCCGTTTTGACGGGGTCGCGGACGAGGGCAACGAGTGGGGTGTCCAGCCGGGGCAGCCGTTGGGGATTCAGCATCCGGCGGCGTGGGTGCAGATCGCGGCCGTGTCGCAGGATCAGACGCGGAACACGATGACGCTGTTCCCGCTGATCCTCTCGAAGCGGGCGATCGAAGAGTTCCGGATCGACCTCGGCAAGGAAATCATCTATGCCGACAAGGGCCGGGCTCGAGTCGAGGCTGTGACGTCGTCGCCGCGCGCCTTGGAAGGTGGGCGGCCAACCTTCACCTCGATGGGGGAGACGCATCACTGGCTGGAGTCGAACTCGGGCCACGAGATGGCGGCCGTGATCGAGCGCAACGCAACCAAGAGCGCCGACGGGCAGTCGAGGACGCTGGCGGACACGAATGCCTTCGAACCCGGCGAGGACTCCGTAGCGGAGCGGACCAGGGACGCCTACGAGGCCGCGGAGGCCGGCCGGGCCGTGAATGTCGGGCTGTTCTACGACACGCTGGAGGCTCCGCCCGAGGCGAAACTGACAGAGGCGTGGATCGAGCCGACGCTTCGCGCGGTCCGCGGGGATTCGACGTGGCTGGACATCGGCCGGCTGAAGGCGTCGATCCTCGACGTCCGTAACCCGCCGTCCCGGTCACGCCGCTTCTGGTACAACCAGATCGCCGCGGCCGAGGACGCGTGGATGGCCCGCTACGAGTGGGACGCCTGCAAGCGCGAGGACCTGGCGCTCGCCGACGGCGACGAGGTCGTCCTGTTCTTCGACGGCTCCAAGTCGGACGACGCGACGGGCCTGGCGGCCTGCCGGATGTCGGACGGGCTGGTGTCCGCGCTCGGCGTGTGGCAGAAGCCAGCGAACTGGCCGGCGCCGAACACTCCAGGCTTCGTGCCCTACCGGGTGCCTCGCGACGAGGTCCATGGCGTCGTCGAGAACGCGTTCGGTCGGTTCAAGGTGCTGGCGTTCTTCGCCGACCCAGGCTCTGGTCAGGACGATGACGACGGCGAGATGTACTGGGACGCCTACATCGACACGTGGGGTCAGGCGTGGGGTTCCAAGCTTGCGCTGCGGTCGGTGATGTCGGGCCCGAAGGCTCATGCTGTGCGTTGGGACATGCGTGATACCCGCAATCAGGAGACGTTCACGGAGGCTGTGAAGCGGACTCACGCGGACGTGCTGGAGCGGACGCTCATCCATGACGGGCACAAGGTGCTGCGTACTCACGTGATCAACGCGAGGCGCAGGACGAACCGTTGGGGGATCACGATCGGCAAGGAGCACCGTGAGTCTGCACGGAAGATCGACCTCGCGGTGTGCGCGATCGGGGCGCGAATGCTGCGCCGCATGATCCTCAACTCGCCGAAGCGGCCCAAGAAGAAGACCGGCGGCAAAGGACGGGTGGTGGTGCTGCGATGACCGCTTACGCCCCCGAGCTCCCGCTGACGTTCCTGTCGGACGACGAACTCGCTCTGATCAACGTCCTGCGTGCGGACATGATGCGCGACCGGTACGAGCTGAAGCTGCGGGACGCCTACTTCAACGGCGAGCAGTTGGTCCGCGACCTCGGTATTTCGATCCCGCCGCAGCTCAAGGGCCTGCACACGGTGATCGGTTGGCCGCGCGTTGGTGTCGAGTCCCTGGAGGAGCGCCTCGACCTGGAGGCGTTCAGGTGGGCTGACGGCGCGGACTCGACGGAACTGGAGGAGATCGCCGACGCGAACGACTTGTTCGACGAGTCGTCGCTGGCTCACCTGGATGCACTGGTCTACGGCCGCGAGTATCTGGCGGTCGGCTCCGGCGACTGTGGAGGGGACTGCCCGCCGCTGATCACGGTGGAGTCGCCGCTCGATATGACGCTGCTGTGGGATGCCCGTCTCCGGATGGGCACGGCAGCGCTGCGTGAGTGCGCGGCCGACAGCTACATCGAGTCGGGTCCGGAAGAGCGCATGATCGTGCTCTACCTGCCGGACCAGACGATCACGGCCATGCCGAACACCTCGGGCGGCTGGGAGGTTGTCGAGCGCGACATGCACGGCCTCGGCGTCGTCCCGGTAGTGCGGCTGGCGAACCGGCAGCGCACCGCGGACCGAGTCGGCAAGTCGGAGATCACCAACGACGTCATGTCGATCACGGACGCTGCGTGTCGGCGCCTGATGGGTATCGAGGTCGCGGCGGAGTTCTTCGGCGCTCCGCAGCGCTACATCCTCGGCGCGTCCGAGTCGGCGTTCCAGGACGCCGAGGGCAACGCGAAGTCGGCGTGGGAGACGTACATCGGCCGGGTTCTCGCTTTGGAGCGGGACGAGGACGGCAACGTCCCCGACGTCGGCCAGTTTCCTGCGCACGACCCGTCCGGGCAGACGAAGATCGTCGACCTGTATGCGCGGATCATGAGCTCACAGTTCGGTCTCCCGCCGCACATGTTGGGATACACGACGGACAACCCGGCCTCCGCGGACGCCATCCGGTCGACCGAAGCGAAGCTGGTGAAGAAGTCTGAACGGCGCATCCGACGACTCGGGCGCGGCTGGCAGGACGCGATGCGCCTCGCCCTGTGGGTGCGTGACGGGGTGCCGCCGGACAAGACACGGCGCATCGAGACGGTGTGGCGGAACCCGGCGACGCCGACGATCGCGGCCCAGGCGGATGCGACCGTGAAGCTCGTTCAGCAAGGGATCCTGCCGGCCGACAGCGACGTAACGCTGGAGATGGCCGGGCTGACGGAAAGCCAGCGCAAGCGGGTCCGCGCAGACCGGCAGCGCGCCGCCGGACGTGCAGGCAGCAGCGCCCTGATGGACCGGCTCGCCGAACTCGGCTCCGGGGCGGCTGCCCCGGCAGCGCCGCAGTCACCGGAGGCCGACCTTGGCATCGACAACCTCTGACGGCTCGGAATCGTCCGGAAAGTGGCGGGCGGCTCAGCGTGGGCTGACGCGCCTGCTCTTGCGGGATCTGCTGGCGTTGCGGCGGCTTATCAACCAGAACCGCCTCCAGGCGACTGTGCCGCCGTGGATCGACGCGGTGACCGAAGTCGTGGCCCGCTATTCGGAGACGTCGGCGACACTGGCTGCCGATTTCTACGACGGTGAGCGCGAGGCGGCCGGCGTGCCCGGCTCGTTCACGGTGCCGCTGGCCGATCCGCCGCCGGATGAGCAGGTTGACTCGTCGCTGCGCTGGGCCACGAAGGATCTGTGGCCACACGATGAGGCCGACGCCACGGTCGCGCAGCAGGAGCCGTTCGACGTTCGACTCGAGGCTGCGATCGTGAAGGCGGACGGGGCGGCCCAGAAGCTGGTCGCCGACCGCGGCCGGGAGACCCTGCGGCAGGCCGTGAAAGCGGATCGGGAGGCGGTTTCCTACGCGCGCGCCGCAGCGCTCGGCGCCTGCTCGTTCTGCAAGCTCATGGCGTCCCGCGGGGCCGTCTACAAGAACGCCCAGACCGCCGGTCGAGACGCGAATGACCGCTTCACCGGTGACGCGTCGGTGGTGAAGTTCCACAACAACTGCCACTGCGCGATCATCCCCGTCTTCCGGGGGCAGCAGTTCGAGTTGTCGCCGCATGCGGCGGAGTGGGATCGCATCTACCGCGAGTACGCCCAAGGCCATCCGGGAGACCAACTCCGCCTGTTCAGGCGGGCACTGGCGGAGCACGACTCGAACCCGCTCCCCGGATCTTTCTGATCAACGAGGTCGCCCTGGTGGCGGCCTTTCTCATTTCCACAGCCCCTGGAGGGCCGATTCGCCATGTCTGAAGAGAACGAGCAGAACAGCGAGCAGCAGGAGTCCGGGACCGAGGGAACTGTCGAGGAGACGGCGACCGAAGGGCAGGACGGCACTGAGGCGGCGGAGGAAGCCCAGGAGGCGGAGTCCGGCGGCGAGGAGAGGCCGTTCGACCGGAAGCAGGCCGAGGCAAAGATCCGGAAGGCGAACCAGGAGGCCAAGAACCTCCGGCAGCGCCTGAAGGAGCTGGAGCCAAAGGCCGCTGAGCTGCAGGCCATCAAGGACGCCGAGAAGACGGAGTCTGAGCGTCTCAACGATCAGCTGCAGCGGGCCAACGACCAGATCGCGAGGACGCGCCAGAGCTTGGCGAAGGCGCGCGTTCAGGCCCTGGCTGGCGCCCCCTCGGAGGATCGCGCCGCGTTCACGGATCCCGAGGACGCGGTTGGCGCGCTCGATCTCTCCTCGTACATCGACTCTGACGGCGACATCGACGAGTCCGCCATCGAGGCGGATCTCCAGGCGCTTTTGGAGCGCAAGCCGCACTGGGCGAAGGCCCAGCCCCAGGAGGGCCCGCGGCGTCCCGCACCGGACCGCACTCAGGCGTCTGGTGCCAACAACCAACGGACCCTCACCCCGGCGGACGAGTTCGCCGCGTGGACCAAGTCGCGGCTTACGTAGTCGCTGAAAGCGAGTAGATCATGGTGGCTACGGCCCCGCTCAAGCTCTCCGATGTCAACGCTTCACTGCTCCCGAGGACTCTGACCGCTCCGATCTTCGAGAAGAGCGTCGAGCAGTCCGCGGTCATGGCCCTGGCGCGGCGCGCTCCGCTGGCGATCGACGCGACCACGTCGGTGCCGATCCCGATGGACGTGCCCACCGCGGACTGGGTCGGGCAGGCGGCGAAGAAGCCCCTGTCCACCTCGTCCGTCGGTGTGAAGCAGATGACGGCGAAGAAGCTCGCCGTTCTCATCCCGGTCGCCGAAGAGGTCGTCATGACCAACGCGGGCGGCCTGTGGACGCAGCTGCAGACGGACCTGCCGACCGCGTTCGCGCGCGCCTTCGACCACGCCGCGATCCACGGCAAGACCATGAAGGGCGCGACCGGTCCGTTCGACGACTACCTGGCGGAGACCACCAACGCGGTGGCTCTGGGCACGACGGCACAGGCGAGCGGCGGCATCTGGGCCGACCTGGTCAAGGGCATGGAGATGGTCATCGACTCGGACTGGGACTACACCGGTACGGTCGCGGACCACCGCCTGAAGCCGAAGCTGCTGCTCGCGACGGACACGACGGGCCGGCCGATCCTGGTCGACACGACCACGCCGGGAACGAACATGGCGTCGGCCGGCACCCTGATCGGGGAGCCTCTCGCGTACTCCCGTTCGGTGTCGGGCAAGCAGCGCCGGCAGTCGGCGTCCAGCGACTCCGGTCTGCGTGGCATCGGCGGCGACTGGTCGCAGGCCGCGTTCGGTGTCGGCATGGACATCACCGTGCGGATCTCCAAGGAGGCCACCTACGTCGACGAGGACGGCGGCGTCCACTCGGCGTTCCAGGAGAACCTGGTCCTGCTGCTCGCCGAGGCCTACTACGGTCTGGTGATCGGTGACACGGACGCGTTCGTGAAGTTCACGGGCACGCCGTCCGGTAGCGCCTGATGGGTAGGGCTGTCCCGGTGTCCGCGCCGGGCGGGGCAGCCAAGCCCCTGCGAATCGTGGCCCGCGTTCATGCGATGCCGCCGGAGCACAATGCGGGGGCCGAGCACATGCTCGTCTCGATGCTGCGGCCTCTGGTGGAGCGCGGCCACGACGTGCAGGTGTGGCTTTCCCGCTACGGCAAGGCCCACAAGGAGTACGAGTACCGCGGCATCAAGGTCATCCCGCTGGAGTCGCGGCTTGACCTTCAGGCGGCCGTTAAGCGTTCTGACCTGCTGATCGGGCATTTGGAGACGGTGCCGTCGACGGCGTCGATGGCCCGCGGGTACGGAAAGCCGCTGGTGGTCGTGTGCCACAACACGCACCGACAGTCGTTCCGGGATGCTGCTGCGGGCGGCACAGCTCTGGCTGTCTACAACTCGCAGTGGATGCAGGTCGAGGCGGATCTGTTCTTCGCCGAGTACCCGAAGTCGGTTCGGCCTGAGTCGTCTCTGATCGTGCGCCCGCCGGTGTTCGCCGAGGAGTACGCGACGAAGCCTGGTAAGGCCATCACGCTGATCAACTGCAACCCGGAGAAGGGTGGGAAGGTCCTTGAGGCCTTGGCCCGACGGATGCCGGATCAGCAGTTCATCGCTGTGCGCGGCGCCTATGGCGAGCAGATCCTCCCGGACCTGCCCAACGTTGAGATCGTCGAGCATGTTCCCGGTGACGAGATGCGGGAGAAGGTCTACGCCCGCACCCGCGTGCTGCTGATGCCGTCGTCCTACGAGTCGTGGGGCCGCGCGGGCTGCGAGGCGTTGGCGTCTGGTATCCCCGTCGTTGCTCACCCGACGCCTGGTCTGTGCGAGTCGCTGGGCGAGGCTGGGATTTTCGTCGACCGGGAGGACGTCGCCGGCTACGAAGCTGTGCTGCGGAAGCTGGGCACGGCTGCCGAGTACCGGCTTGCGTTCAAGCGCGCCAAGGCCCGCTCTACCGAACTGGATCCCTCCGTCGACCTAGCTGCCTGGTGCAGCGTCGTGGAGGGCCTGGCCCGATAGGAGGCGTCGTGGCATTCACCCCGCCGACCGTCGAAGAGCTGGGCATGTATCTAGGCCTGGGTGAGATCGACGGCAACCGTGGCGATCTGCTGATCGCCAAGGCGATCAGCCTGTGCCAGACGATCGTGAAGCCGCTGCCAGAAGGTGCGGACGCGGTCGTTCTGTCGGTAGCCGGCCGCGCTTACGTGAATCCGCAGCAGGTGTCCTACGAGACGATCGGCCCGATGTCGGTGCAGCGCCCGTCCGGTTCGGGTGGCCTGTATCTGACGAAGGCCGACAAGTCGGCGCTCAAGTCCCTTGCAGGTCGCGGGGGCGCGTTCACTGTCGATCCGACTCCGGCTACTGCGGATCCGTCGCCGACTTGGCCGCTCGACGATGGCACCGTCTGGGCGGAGGACTACGAGCCGGGCTGGGGGTATCCCTGATGCCCGCCCCGTATCCCTTCGGCGAGACGGTGCGGATCCTGCGCACCGGTGAATCGCCGGGCCGCGGTCCGCGCGGTCAGCCCGAGCCGGGGCCGGACGAGTCGTTCGACTTGGACGGCTGCGTGGTCACGCCACGGGCGGAGACGCCTCAGGTGGGCGGAGACAAGCAACAGGCGAGAGACACGGTCATCGTCGGATGGACGGTCTACGCCCCGGCCGGGAGGCCGATTCGCACCACAGACCAGGCCATGATTCGGGGCGTGAAGTGCGACATCACCGGCGAGCCCGGCGACTGGGGACACAGTCCATTCACCGGCACTCGCGGGCCGATCCAGTTCGCTGCGGACCGGGTGACGGGCTAGGGCCGTGCCTGCTCAACTGCGGCGACGAGCTTCTCGGCGGCGTCGTTGCTCTTTCGCGGGATGGACAGGCTGTGCGGGTCTTCGTAGGGTGGGCGACCGCCGTGGGACAGCCCGCTCTTCTCGCCCGCAGCCGTACTGCCAGGCAGTACGAACTGCACATAGCCGTGGAACAGACGGCTGCCCGCCTTGAAGCGGGTTCCGGTGATGTCGGCCGCCCGGATCCGTACTGGTGCCGGCTTGGGTCCGACGGGCGTCTTGGTGATGGTCACCCATTCCCCGTCGAAGCTGATCGTGCCGAGCACGCCCTTGACGTCCATGTCCGCCCCCAGTTGCGTGAGTTCTTGGAGGGGCTATGGCAGCACGGTTCAAGATGAAGCGCAAAGGTGTAGGTCAGCTCTTGAAGTCGCCGATGATCCAGGCGGAGATGCTGCGCCGAGCCGAGCGCATCAAGGGCGTCGCGGTGGCGATCTCTCCCGTGGACGTTGGGGGGCCGCATCCCGGGCACTACAAGGCGGCATGGAAGGCGGACAGCACTTCCCGCGGTGGTCGCCGCCGGGACAGGGCTGTCGGCCGGGTCCGGAACGGTGCCTACTACGCCCGCTGGGTGGAGTACGGCAACGGTCCAGGTGGCGGTCCGGCCCATCACGTTCTGCTACGTGCAGCATTGCAGGGTGGGCGGAACTAGTGACTGCTCTCGTCGACATTGAACTGGAGCTCATCACCCGTGCGACCGCCCGCTTTCCGGATGCGGTGGTGCGGGATGAGCTGGACAACAACCTGGCCGGCGAGTTGCCGACGATCCAGATCGAGCAGATCCCCGGTGGCAACGATGACGGGCTGAAACTGAGTCGGGCCATCGTCGACATCAACGTGTACGCCGAGACCAGAGCCGATGCGATCGCCCTGGCAAACCAGGTGCATAGCTGGGTGACCGGTGAGCTCCGGGGCTCGACGAGCGCGACGGCGGCGTTCGGCCGCACCGGGAGTTTCGCGCTGCCTGCGATCCGCCCCTACGAGAACACCTCGCTCCGCCGTGTCGGGGCGACCTACGAAATCTTCTGCCACCCGGTCTCCTGACGGCCGGTTTTGGGCCCGCGCCGGACCCTGTACCCGCCCGTGCGCGGGCTCTTCCATGTCTGGAGACATCTCATGGTCAACATCACCCGCGCCGCGGACCTCGCGCTCGTCGGCGCGAACGGCGGAGGATGGGTAGCGCCGGTCGGTTCGACGGCTCCCGCCTCCCCGCTGGTCCAGCCCGCCTCGCCGTGGGAGCCGCTCGGCGCGATCAGCGACGACGGCCTCACCTATGGGTTCGACGAGGACTCGCAGGAGTTCACGCCGTGGGGTCTGAGCAGCCCGTTCCGTACTCAGATCACCAAGTCGGTGCGCACGTTCGGGCTCACGGTCTGGGAGACGAGCCGAGTCGCGGTGCAGTCGCTGCAGTACCGCCTGGACGCCGCCGACCTTGCGCCCGACGAGGACGGGATCACCAAGTTCGCCGAGACCGCGTCGCCCGTTCCGGACCGCAGGGCGTTCTGGTTCCTGGTGATCGACGGCGACGCCTACAAGGGCTTCTACGTGCCGCAGGGCGAGATCAACGACCGCTCTGACGTGTCCTTCAAGCAGGACGAGATGTCCGGCTACGAGTGGACGATCACCACCTACCCGGACGAGTCCGGGAACACCGTCTACCACGTCGACAAGATCCCCGCCACGCCCGTCTACTCGGGCTCCTGAACGGGTGGGCGGGCTGGAATAGCCAGCCGGCGCGGGCCCGGCCCGCCCACCTCTATCGACCCCCCAACCCCGCCCGCGCCCCACAGAAGGAGCCCGCGCCATGCCCACACCCCGCAAGACCACTGCTAGCAGCAGGAAGCCCCGCACCGCCGCGAGGTCCGCTTCCCGGCCGCCGGCCAGCCGCACCGTCGAACCCGACGAGGACTTCGACGAGCAGGACGTCTCCGAAGCAGACGCCCAGGAGATCGAAGCCGAAGGCCACTACGTGACCGCGGCGCTGGCCGACGAGGATCTGCGGATCATCCCCCCGGCTGCATGGCGGCAGTCGTGGCACCGGCTGCTGAACGCCGGCCAGTTCGACGAGTTCGCCGAGCTGGTGCTGCACCCGGACGACCTGGACCGGTATTTCGAGATCGATCCGACGAACGGCGAGTTCAACGACTTCGTGACGGATGCCGCGAACCACTCGGGTGAGAGCCTGGGGAAATCGCGTGGACCCGCTCCGTCGTCGAGGCGCACGCGGAGGCGGTAGAAGCGGATCTCGCCTTCTACTACCAGCGTGACGCCGACCAGCTCGACGCCTATCACCGCGGCGAGATGACGTCCCGGCGCCTGCGGGTGCTGATCCAGCGGTTGCCGCCGGAGTCCGCCACGTGGACCGTTCTCCGTAACGCGATGTCGGACGAGGAGCTTGCGGAGCAGGGCAACAAGGGTGACCCGGAGAAGGATCGCTGGTCGAAGTTGGAGCAGCTGGTTGCCGTGGTCGCCGACCGAGTAGCGGGTCTGACCTACGCCTACGCCAGTGCGAACACTGAGAAGGGCAAGGCCAAGCCGAAACCGCCTGAGCCTATTCGTAGGCCGGGCGGCAAGCAGGTGAAACCGAAACAGCAGATCAGCGACGAGCAGGCGACTCTCCTGTTCGAGATGCTCAAGGAACGCCCGCTGTAGGGCACTGGGAGGAGGCTCCCGGTGCCTGCAATCTCTGTCGGATCGGTCGAGGTCGATGTCATCCCCAACACTCAGGGGATCTACAACCGGCTAAGGGGTGCTCTGGTTCCTGCCGCGACGCGCGCGGGCCAGGACGCAGGGAACGCCGCTGGTCGGGCTTTTGGGCCTGCGCTGCAGCGTCAGGTTGGAAACGTCGGCCTTCAGATCGGGCAGCAGATCGGCCAGCAGATTGCCAGCCGGATCACTGCGGCGCTGCGTACTTCGGTGCGCAACGGCATCACGCAGGCTGGCCAGGCGGCGCGTCCTGCAGCAGCTCGGCAGGGTGAAGAGACGGGCGGCGCCTTCGCCCGCTCACTGCGGGCGAAGTTGCAGGAAGCCTTCCGCAGCATGCCGAAGCTCGATGTCCGCCTGTCGGACACGGGTGTCGACGCTGATCTGGCGCGCCTGCGGGCCCGCATGGAGACCCTGTCGAACAAGACCATCGGCATCGACATCGACGCCGAGACGGCCAGGGCGCAGGCGGCGGACATCGAGGAGCGGCTGCGCCGCCTCGGAGCAGCTCACCCGAATGTCGCGGTGCGGGCGGACACAGCCCGCGCTATCGCTTCTCTGCAGGCCCTTCAGGCGCAGATCGATGAGGTGACTGCCGACCCTGCCCGGGTACGAGTGGAGACGGACGGCACGTTCGGGCAGCGGCTGCGCGCACAGGTGCAGGCTGCGGAGGCTTCCCTCCCGAACATCAACCTCCGAGCCGACTCCTCGGACGTCGACGTGGAGATCGCACGGCTGCGCGCACAGCTCACCGCATTGCGGGACGTGCGCATCGGCGTCGACATGGACACCGCCACGGCCAGGGCCCGCATCGAAGCAATCCAGGCTCGGCTGCAACGACTGTCCGCTTCTGACGCGGATGTCGCCGTCCGTGTGGACGCGGCTGCCGCAGCAGCACAGCTGGCAGCGATGCAGACTCTCGTCAACAGGCTGGACGGCCAGACGGCGACCGTGAACGTGAATGTCAGCGGCATGCAGCTGCTGGTGACGACGGCCCTCGCGCTCGGCCCGGCACTCATCCCGGTTCTGCCGGTGATTGCCGCCGGCTTGGGTGCGATCACTTCGGCTGCTGTTGCGGCGGCGGCCGGGATCGGGGCGATCGCGCTGGTCGCGGTGCCCGCGTTCAAGCAGATCGGTGGCGTGCTGCAGGCGCAGAAGGCTGCCCAGGATGCCGCTACCGCGGCGACCAACAAGGGCGGTCAGGCGTCCTCGCAGGCGGCGTCGAAGGCCTTGCAGATGGCTGGCGCGCAGCAGTCTCTCGCCTCCGCGCAGCGCAATGCGTCCCGCCAGATCGCCGATGCCCAGCGTGCTGTCGGCGATGCGGTGCGGCAGGCAGCGCAGGCGAACGCCCAGGCCGCAGCACAGGTGAAGCAGGCTCGGACCGGCCTGGCGGATGCGTATGCGGCTGCTGCGGACCGCATGCAGCAGGCGAACCAGGCGGTCGACGGTGCCGAGCGGGATCTCGCGCAGGCACAGAAGAGCTCTCGGCAGGCGCAGTTGGACCTGACGGCCGCCCGCGCGGAGGCATCCCGGCAGCTGCAGGACATGAACAACCAGCTCACCGACTCCAAGCTCAGCGAGCGGGACGCCGAGATCGCCCTGACCGAGGCGACCGCACGGCGCAACGCGGTCTTGGACAACGCCAACGCGAGCGACCTCGACAAGCAGAAGGCGCTGCTCGCCTACGACCAGGCAGTACAGCGGCTCAACGAACAGCGCCTGGAAACCAAGCGCCTCACGACGGACACGGCGAAGGCGAACAAGGCTGGCGTCGAGGGCTCACAGGCCGTGAAGTCGGCTCAGGAGCAGTTGGCTTCGGCGCAGCAGGATGTCGTCGACAAGACGGCGGCGCTGAAGACCGCTCAGCAGGACGTCACGAAGACGCAGCTCGAGAACACGCGCGCCATCGCCGAGGCGCAGAACAAGCTGGCCGAGGCACAGAAGAACGTCGCGGAGGCGCAGCGCCAAGGCGCCGAGAACATTGCGCGGGCTCAGGAGCGCGTCGTGCAGGCGCAGGAGTCTGGTGCGGACTCGGTCGCATCGGCGCAGCGAGCGATCCAGTCGGCCTCGATGGGGGCTGCTGGCGGGGTGGATCAGGCGGCGATCGCGCAGGCCAAGTACCGGGCTGAGCTGGAGAAGTTGACGCCGGCGGCCCGGGACACGATGAATGCGTACCTCGATCTGCGGACCGCGTTCGGTGCCTGGTCGAAGTCTCTGCAGCCGGATGTGATGCCGATTTTCACGCGGGGGCTCGGGTCGCTGCGGAAGATGCTGCCAACGCTGACCCCGTTCGTGAAGAGTGCTGCTTCGGCGATCAAGGAGCTGCAGGACCGGGCCTCGAAGTCCGTGAAGTCACCGTTCTGGCAGGGCTTCAAGAAGGATCTGCAGTCCAATGTGAAGCCAGCGATCGTTGGCCTGGGTGTCGCGTTCGGGAATGTCCTTAAGGGGATGGCGGGCATTGTCGATGCCTTCCTGCCGCACATGGACGGCATCTCGTCCCGCATGCAGCGCATCACGAAGCGGTTCGCCAACTGGGGTGCAGGGCTGAAGGGTTCGCCGGAGTTCGAGCGGTTCTTGACGTTCGCGTCGGAGAAGGCCCCGCTCCTCGGGGACGCTTTCAGGAAGCTCGGGTCTGCGTTCCTTCAGGTTGGAGAGGCCCTGTCGCCGCTTTCGGGCCCGCTGCTGAGGCTTCTTGGCGGGGTTGCCCAGGCTATCGGCATCATCGCGGACAAGGCTCCGTGGATGATCCAGCTGATCTACGGGATCATTGTCGCGGTCAGGCTGTGGACGATCGCCCAGGCAATTTTCAACTTCGTCATGAACCAGAACCCGCTGGTCAGGGTTGCGATGTTGATCGGCCTACTGATTGCTGCGGTCATCTACGCGTACACCAAGTTCGGCTGGTTCCGGACGGCCGTGGATGCAGTCTGGTCAGCCCTGAAGACGGGCGGGACGGCGGTCGTCAACTGGTTCACTGGGCCGTTCAAGAATTTCTTCACCAAGACCATCCCTGGGATTTTCCAGTTCACGTTGGACTGGGTGAAGCGGAACTGGCCTTGGATCCTCGGTGCGCTCGGCGGGCCGATCGGCCTCGCAGTCGTGGCCATCATCAAGCACTGGGACGACATCAAGCGCGGCTTGTCCAGCGCCTGGTCCGCAATCAAGCGGACCACGCTCTACCCCATCCGTGATTTCTTTACCAAGACCATCCCGGGGTGGGGAAACACCCTGCGCGACAGAATGGTTGGCGCGTTTGACGGGGCCCGCAAGGGCATCAAGACGGCCTGGGACAAGATCAAGGGCATTGCCAAGGCCCCTGTCCAGTACGTGGTGGATGTCGTGTACAACAACGGCATCCGTGGCGTCTGGAACATGATCGCCGGGGCGTTCGGTGCTCCCAAGCTGAAGCGGTTCGAGTTCGCCTCCGGCGGCATCATGCCTGGCTACACCCCGGGCAGGGATGTGCACCGCTTCTTCTCGCCGACGGGCGGGCAGTTGGATCTGTCCGGCGGCGAGGCCATCATGCGGCCCGAGTTCACCCGCGCGGTCGGCTCGGGGTTCATCAACACGCTGAACTCGATCGCGTCCTCGCGAGGCGCGCAGGGCGTCAAGGCGGCCTTGGCGCCGGTGTTCGGAGGCAGTGCGCCGATGAGCACGGACCGGTCGTCGCAGTACGCCCGTGGCGGCATCGTGCAGTCGTTCGCGGACGGCGGCGTCTTCGGATGGATCAAGTCCGCCGGATCGGCACTGAAGGGCGCCGGATCGGACGCCTGGAACGCCATCAAGAAGGGCGCCAGTTGGCTCGCCGACACCCTGGAGGCGTCGGCTCGTGCAGGCGTCAAGCACGTCGTCGACCCGCTTCTCGCCCGGTTCCCCGGCATGGACACCGGGATCGGGAAGATGATCCGCCACATCCCCAACAAAATCATTGATGCCCTGTTCGGCTACAGCAAGCAGGCCGACGACAAGGGCGCCGGAGGGATCGGGGGACCGCGGATCGCGGCAGGCCTGAAGTGGGCGAAGACGCAGGCCGGGAAGCCCTACCAGTGGGCCGGAAACGGGAACCCCAGCTGGGACTGCTCCGGTTTCATGTCGGCGATCGAGTCCGTCATCCGAGGTCAGAAGCCTCACCGCAGGTGGGCGACTGGCGCCTTCTCGGGCAAGACGGCCCCGCCCGGCTGGGTCTACCACGGCAATAGCCCATTCAAGATCGGCATCACCAACGCCGGCGTCGGCCACACGGCGGGAACGATCGCCAAGACCAACGTCGAAAGCCGCGGCGGTGCTGGTGTCGTCGTGGGCTCCCGGGCTCGCGGCTACAACGACCGGCTGTTCGGCAGCTGGTATGGCTTCAAGCCCGGCACCTACGACTCCGGCGGCTACATCCCGCCCGGCCTCAACCTCGTCAACAACGGCACGGGCCGGCCGGAGCCGGTGTTCACGACGGCGCAGGCCAACGCGCTCACCTCGATGGCGAACCGGTCTGCAAGCCAGCAGCTCGGCGATCTGTCGCTGAACGTGTGGGTCGGCAACGAGGGCATCGCTTCCATCGCCCGAGCTGAAGTGCATAACGCCCAGGGCGAGCTCATCCAGGTACTCAACGCGAGCTGAGGAGGTTCTCTTGGCGATCCCCGGAAACCTCCTCAGCGCGACAACCGAGACCGTCGACCCGAACACCTCCGGGTGGACGGCCAAGCTGAACTGCACGCTGCTGCAGGGCGTGGGCGGCCGGACTGGAGGAGCGGGCTGCCTGCAGGTCAAGTCGTCGGCAGCGGGCGAAGTCCAGGCCCGCACCGTCTCCTCGTATGCGGTCACGCCCGGCGTCGTCTACCAGGTGTTCGCGGACGCTGCCGGATCGAGTGTCCCGGAGCGGATCGGGATCCGCTGGCTGACCCCGATCGGCACCGAGGTCAGCGTCAGCTGGTCGCAGACGACACTGACAGCGTCCGGAGCCTGGCACCGCGTCGGCATGGCTGCTGCGGCACCTGCAATGGCATCCAAGGCGCAGGTTCTGCTGTCCTCCACCCCAGCCGCGGCGAACGTCAACCAGTTCTGGGAGAACGTCTACCTCGGCCTGCCTATCCGCACGAACGGCAACCTGTTGCCGTTCAATACCGAGTCCGCAGAGGTCGACGCCTCGTCGTGGGCGGCCGTCGTCAACGCCGCCGTCGCCCGTCAGGCGCCGGTGGTCACGTGGGCCGTCGACAACTACCTGGCCGGCGGCGAGACGCTCGCGATGACCGCGGTCGCCGCAGGCAACGCCTCGATCCTCGCCGTCGACCGACCGACGGTCACGCCGGGCGTCGAGTACCTGGCCTACGCCTATCTCCAGCCGCCCACACTGGCGTCGACAGCATGGCTTGAGCTGCGGTTCTACGACAGCGTCGGCAACCAGGTAGGAGCTCAACGCTCCACTCTGGCTGCGCCGGGAACAGGCATGTACCGGCAGCGGGCCTCCATGGTCGCACCGGGCAACGCCGCCACCTGCTCTGTCGCGGCCGGCCTGGACACGGCATCTGCGGGGCAGGTGCTGCGACTGGAGACAGTCGTCGTCACGGCCGCACCGAAACTCCAGGCCGGGTCTGTTCTGTCCTACGCCGACTCCGGCTTCGAGCAGGGTGTCGGCGGCTGGACGACCGGGAGCGGCGTAGCAACGCTGGCCCGCACCACACCTTGGGGCAGCTCTTTCTTCGAGGGCTCCTACGCTCTCGCCGTCACCTCGAGCACGGCAACACAGTCCTCGATCCGGTCCGGCAAATTCGGAGGCATCACGGCGGGCCTGAATTTCCGGGCCCAGGTCTGCGTCCACATCGCCGCCGGATCATGGTCGTCCATTGGGGTGCGGATCCGCTGGTACGACGCAGCCAACGTCGACCTCGGCGCATCCATCGGCGTCTCATGGGCGGTCTCCGGCGGCGGCTGGTACGCCATCAACTCCGATGCGGTCGCCCCGGCCGGGGCGACGCAGGCCGCGATCGACCTGCTCGTCACTGCCTCGGCAACCAGCAGCATCCTCCACGTCGACCAGGCAGTTCTGTGGCAGGTTCTCCCGCAGACGGAAGCGGTGGCCGTCGACGACGGCGGCTACATCAGCCTCACCCTGCGAGAGCTCACCGTCGACTACGAACTGTCGGTCTACCGGGTTACAACCGATGGCTCTCGTTCCCTCGTGCGCAGCAGCTCCGGGCTCGTGGACCGCCAGCCCATCACCAGCGACCTGGTCGTCATCGAGGACCATGAAGCACCGTTGAACACGCTGGTCCGCTACACGATCGAGCAGAGCCCGCCAGGCTCTCTCGCCTCAACGAACCGCACCAGCGCCTACGTGCGCGTCACCCTCGCGGACGTCAACGAGGCGTGGCTGAAGGACCCAGGAAACCCGCAGCGCAACCTGAAGGTGCTGGTACAGACGGCCCCGGACTGGCAGCGCCCCATCGAGCAGGCGACGTTCGTGGTCCGCGGCCGGCGCAACAAGGTCGTCCTGTCCGGTCGCAGAAACGGCCTCGAGGGAGACCTCGCCGTGTGGACCCGCTCCGACGAGGAACGCCGCAGCCTGCACCTGCTGCTCGACTCCGGGAACACGCTGCTGTGGCAGGCCGTACCCGGGATGGGCGTCGACGACATGTACGTCGCCGTCGCCCAGATCACCGAGGGTCGAGTGGGTGGACTCGCCCAGGAACAGTGGCGGACGTGGACGCTACCGCTCACCGAGACCGACATGCCCATCACCACGGTCGTGAACGGTGCAGCCGGCCGCACCTGGCAGGACGAACTCACTGAATTCGATACGTGGCAGGACGTTCGCACCACGTACACGACGTGGGAGGACGTGCTCCTCGACCGGCGGGGGTGAACCGTGTACCCCGTCTCCGATCGGTTCCTGGCACGCCTCGCCGAGTCCCACCGCATCGCTACACGGGTGCAGTTGTTCCTCAACAGCGGACAGGTTGTGGACCTGGAGCACACGGGCGGTTCCGTCAACGTCGACCGCTCCCAGGCGATCCGTCGTACCTGCACGGTCACGATCGCTGATCCGACGCTGATCCCGCGAGCCGCATCCGACCAGCTCGCCACCTACGGCGCCCGCCTCCGTGTCGCCCGCGGCGTCGAGTACGGAGATGGCTCTCAGGAGCTCGTGCCGCTCGGCGTGTTCAGGCTCGACTCGGTCGATGGCGATGTCAACGACGGGCCGGTCACCCTGGCCGGGAAAGCCCTGGAAGCGGCGGTCGCCGACGACAAGCTCACGGCCGTCTACACCGCTACCGGCACCGTCGTCGGCGCCATCACCGCACTCATCCAGCGCAGCCTGCCCGGCGCCGACGTGATCAGTCAGATCGTCGACGTACCCATCGGAACCCGCGCTTTCGATGTGCAGGCTGATCCGTGGGCAGGCTGCCAGGAGATCGCCGCCGCTGCGGGTGCCGAGGTGTACTCCAACGCGGACGGCGTGTTCATCATCGCGCAACTGCCGGACCTGCTCACGACGCCGCCTGTGTGGGCGGTGGAGGCTGTCGAGGGCGGCGTCTACATCTCGGCTAACCGGGCCATGTCCAGCGACGGCGTCCACAACGGCATCCTCGCCTACGGCGAGAACACGGCCGACGGAGTCCCGCCCGTTTCTTACCTGGCCACCGACGGCGACACCGGGAGCCCCACTTACTGGGGCGGCCCGTTCGGTCGCCGGCCCGACTTCTACAGCTCGTCGACACTGATCTCCATGGCAGCCTGCCAGCAGGCAGCGAATCTGAAGCTCGCGCAGGCGAAGGCCCCGAACGCCACCGGCGACATCAGTAGCCTGCCGAACCCGGCGCTCGAACCGGGCGACGTCTTTCGGGTGACGCACGAGGACGGCAGTCGCGAACTCCACCAGGCCGCCTCTTTCAGCGTGCCACTGGATGAGGGCGGCGACTTCCCGATCAGCACGATCAGCGCCAAGGAGGATGCGTGAAGTCCTCCCACGCCAGCACCCGCGACCTCGCCTACGCGCTCGCGCAGCGGGCGAAACGGGCTGGGGAGAAGGCGCCCACAGTGCGCGGCTCGGACTGGCGTCTCGCCACCGTCTCCGCAGTCGCCTCTGACGGGACTGTCACGGCGGACGGCCTCAAGGTCCGCCGCATGGAGACCTACCAGAACCCGCTCGTCGGCGACGTCGTCGTCATCGGCCAGTCCAGCAGCGGCAATTGGATCACGCACGGACGTCTGTCGGCGGGCACGGAGACCGTCTGGGTGAAGCCGACGTTGGCGACCGGGTTCACGCACGACGGGAACACGAACGGCGACGTCATGTACCGGCTGGCCATCGTCGCCGGCACTCGCTTCATGCAGTGGCGTGGCGGCCTCGGCATCACCTACGCGTCGAATGCGATCCAAAACTCCGGCGACTTCCTCAGCGCTGCGGTGGCAGCTGCTTTGAGGCCGCCGTCCACGCGGTCGCTTTCCGCGGCCTGCTCTGCCTCCACCTCGTCGTCCCTCTCTTTGAAGGTCGATGCGAGGCCGGACGGGCAGATGCGCGTCATCGGTACGACGACCAGCACGTCTGACACCTACACGACGCCGATCATCCGGCCGCCGTGGGTGTCCCTCAATGGCCTGCAATACACGATCGACTAGGAGGCCGCGTTGAGCACCACGGACGCCTACGGCCAGAGCATCTCGCTCGCGTCGCTGACAGATGCACCGGACCTGCCCAAGGCGATTGCCGACCTCGCGGCCGGCGTCATCCCCCGCGGCATTCTGCGGTTCGCGTCGGCGTCCGCGCGCGGTGCCACGCTCGTCGGCACGCAAGCCCCGGTCGAGGGGATGCTGACGTGGCTACAGGACGTCGACCGGCTCGACCTGTATGACGGCACCGCCTGGGTGACGGTGTCGGTCGCCAGCCGGACCTGGACGACGATCAACCTTGCGTCGGGCTGGGCGCAGAACGGCAACAGCCAGGGGTCATTCCAGTACCGCATCGTCAACTTCGCAGGCGACGACACGATCATGTTCCGGGGCGGTATCTCCCGCAGCTCCTATCCGAGCAGCATGCCGGACCACTTCACCCTCAACTCGACGCTCCTGCCCGCCTCGGCGCGTCCATCGACACTCCGCACCATCGTCGTCCCCTGCTCCGATGTGGCATCGGACCGGATCACGCTGAAGCTCGACATCACTACCGGCGGACAGCTCGACCTGTACGGCACCACCGCCACGGCGAAACCCCCATGGATCGGCTTCAACGGCTGCTCTGCCAGCCTCTAACCCCCGCACCGCCACAGCCCGCGCCCCAGAGGGCGCTTTTTTCACGCCTGAAAGGGGTCTGCCTTGGCCGCGCCAATGACAGCCGCACAGGTCGTTGCCCAGCTGAAGAAGTGGGGCCTCAAGTACGTCGAGATCCCCGGCTGGGCCACGCACAACCGCAACAGCAAGGGCGTCTGGGGGCCGGTGAACGGCTTCATCTGGCACCACACCGGCGCGTCCGTCGGCGCCGCGAACGCCAAGGCCTACGCTTCCAGCACTCTCTACAACGGCCTAGCCGACCTGCCCGGCCCGCTCTGCCACTTCTCCATCGGCGCCGACGGTGTCGTGTACCTCGTCGGCTGGGGCCGCGCCAACCACGCCGGCGGCGGGGACCCGACAGTCCTGCAGCACGTGATCGACGAGGACTACAGCGGCCAGCTGCACCCGACCCGCGGCAACAGCAACGGAGTCGACGGCAACGCCCACTTCTACGGCGTCGAAATCCAGTACTCCGGCAGCCAGCAGATGGCCGACATCCAGTACCAGACGGCCCTGAAGCTGTCGGCCGCAATCCTCGACTTCCACTCCCGGCCCGAGAACGGCGACTGGGGCGAGGACGCGCTGTCCGTCATCGCGCACGGCGAATGGTCCTCCGACAAGTGGGACCCCGGCTACGCCCCCGGAAGGATCATGGCCATGTCCGGCGTTCGTGCCGACGTCACGGCCACCCTCGCAGCAGGACCCACTCAGGAGGACGACGTGGCCCTGACCACGGACGACATCAACAAGATCGCCGCAGCGGTCGCGACCAAGCTCATCGCTGGTGGTGGCGTGCTGGAGGACGGCGACCTCGACCGTGTGTGGGGTCGGGACGTGATCCCCGCTGCCCGGCCGCCGTACAACAACGTCGACTACTTCGCTGCCGACGGCAAGACCGTCGCGAATCCGACCTGGACAGCGAAGTACGCCGTGCAGGCAAGTGTCGAAGGGGTCCGCGAGACCCTCGCCCGCGTGAAGAACGTGGAGGCCGGGCTCGGCGCTGTCGGTATCACCGACGTCCAGATCGCGTCCCTCGCCAACCAGGTCGCCGCGAGCACCAACCTCGTTGACCTCATCGCCGAGAAGGTCGCCGCGAACCTCGCCGACCGGCTCGCCAAGTAGCCCCCGACCTACGAGCAGAATCGAGACCATCGTGAAGATATTCGGCAGAGAGCCCGTCTACCTGCTGGCAGCTGTGGCCATCGCCCTGAAGTTGGCCGCCGCCTACGGGCTCGACGTCAGCGGCGACCAGCAGACGCTGATCAACACCGTGCTGTCGTGCCTCGTCGCAGTCGCCTCCGCCGTCGTCCTGCGCAACGGCGCCCTCGGCGCGGCCATCCTTCAGCTCGCCTCGGCCGGCCTGGCTCTGTTCGTCGGCTTCGGTCTCGACCTGTCTGCCGAGCAGCAGGCCGGATGGATGTCCCTCGTCGCCGCGATCCTGGCCCTGTTCGAGCACCGCGAGGTGACGGCCCCCGTGCCCGCGGTCGCTCTCGAGCAGTCCAGTCCCGTGAAGGCTGGCCCGGCGGCAGGCGTCTGACCGGGTGGGCAGCTTACGACTGGGGGAGGGCGCCCCGTGAGCGAGATCTTCGGCATCAACGCGAGTGACGCCGGGCTCGGCGCCCTCCTCACGCTTGTCGTCCTCCTCATCCTGACCGGCCGGCTCATTCCCAGACGCACGCACGAGGACGTCATCACCGACCGCGACAACTGGAGGTCGGCATATCTGGAGTCCGAGAAGGCCCGTCAGGCCGAGCACGACCAGACCGGGGAGCTCCTGGAGATGGCCAAGCTCGGCGGCCACATCCTCACCGCCCTGCCCCACCCGGGGCACGCGGACGAGGGGGAGGTGAACGGCGGTGATCGGTTGGATCCGACGCCTCGTGCACGGACGTGACGACGCTCAACCGTCCGACTCCGAAGTAGCGCTCGCCCACGCCCAGAACGCCCGCCAGCAAGCAGAAGCCCGCAGGCCGGCCGTAGACGCGATCGCCGCGACGCTGAGAAGGGCCCGGGAGGAAAACCACTTCCGGGAGAAGATCGAAGAATTGTTCCGGGGAGCAGCACCATGAGTGAGTTGAGCGTCGACCAGTGGGTGAACGTCGCCGGCTCGGCGATCGCGGCCCTGGTCTGCGCCGCCTTCTGCCTGACCTATCATCTGAAGGCGTCCTGGTGGCATTCCGGAACTGGCCGCAACCTCATGGGGCTGCCGGCCGCGATCGGCGCACTTTTCCTGTACACGGTGCTTGTCAGTCTCTGGCCGGACGGATGCTTCGCCGTGGTCATGCGGGGAGTCCGAACGATGCTGGCCCTCGCCATCAGCGCGTTGATCCTCCAGCGGATCCGCATCCTGTTGAAAGCTCAGCGTGAACACCGTGATCGAACTGGAGTCTGACGATGCCTGAGCCAATCCCGCGGTCACCGCGCCGCGACGACGCGGCGGCGGACGCCACCTCGCTGTTCTCCGCTGGCAGGCTCGAGGAACAGCCCGTGCCGACCGAGGTTCCACCACCAAGTATCGACCCGTTCCAGGAGCCTGACCTGGTCGACGAACCTGCATGACAGTGCCCCCGCAGTCTGCTTCGGCAGGCCGCGGGGGCACTCTGCCGTTTCAGGACGCGAGCTGCTTCTTCACCTCAGCGACGCTCGGCCCGCTGTCCGTGGACGGCATGTCCCACCGGAACGCCTTCTCTTCACCGTCGATGTAGATCAGGGTCCCGCCCTTCGCCTGTGCTGGCGTGAGGTCGAAGGCCTGGGACCGCCACTGGTACGAGCCGGGTTGGACGGGGTCGGCGTTGTTGTACTTGTCCATGGTCACGTTCGACGAGTTGCCGGCGTCGAAGGCGACCATCTCCCCGTCCGCCGCCATCCACTTCCATCCACCGCCGCTGATCGGTGCGGGCTCGTCGGCGGCAACCGCAGTCATTGCCTTGTCCTTCATCGTGACGACGGCGAACACCCCATTCGCCGCGGCCTCACCGGAGGCTTCCTTCGTGAACACCACCGTGTCCGGGGTGATCTCCAGGACGCCTGTTCCGCCGTCGCCCGTCGTCTGGGCTGGCGTCCCGAACTTCAGCCCCTTTTCGACCTGGCCGCTCGGCTGTTCACTCGGCACGGTCTCGCCAGCCGCGGACTCCTGAGCGTTGGCCTTGTCGTTGCTGCTGTCGTCTCCGCCTCCGCAAGCGGTAAGTGCAGCCAGAAGCAGAGCGGCCGTCGCCGCCGTCGCGCGAACGCGCATATGTCCCCCCAGGGTTGAGCTAGTCGGGACACCGTAGGACAGACGGGACGGACGGGGATGGGCGGTTGCAGGGCTGTTACGCGGACCGCTGGCTGTCAGCCAACCCAGCGCATACGCGGCGTCCCTGGGACCTCGACCTCGACAGGG